CTCTGGCTCTGGCTCTGGCTCTTGGAGCCGTCCACGGGTCCGAGTTGTCTCCGATTTCGGAGCCGATTTCGGAGCATGTTCCGCCCGGCATAGTTCGCACTTCGGAGACTTCTTCTTGCCTGGGCCGACGTGATGCTGAGCGTGGTTCGCTTCCATGCTTGCCCGGCGGCGGCTTTCCTGCTCGTCGGTGATTTCGGCGGCGGACTTGTTCCACTTTGCCCAGCCGGTTACCGTCCAGCCGTCTGCGGTGGCTTCCCACAGGCCGACGCGCACGAGGGAGGCGGCGTGCTTGGCGGGGGCGGGGATGCCGAGAGCGACGGAGATGAGTTGACCGGTGGAGATGGTGCCGTCGAGCATCTTGCGCTTGCAGAACGCGAGCGCACGGATGTACAGCAGTTCTGCCATTGGCCCGGCTTCGATGAACTCGTCGTCGGTGTTGTACTCGGCGTTGAGCTTGACGAACAGTGCCATGTCAGGTCTCCATTGGTTCGATGATGCGGGGCTGGTCCAGGTCCGGTGACACGGGAAGCTTCATGGCTTGGCCTTCCACTTGGCGCAGAAGTGGTCGGGCTTGAAATAGACCTGTCCTACGAGCTAGTCGCAACGGACACCTACCTCAGCCGCGTGGTAGCGTGGGTTCACAAACCCGCGAGCGCATGTGTCGCAGCGGCGGCCCGGCCGGTGGGTGTGTAGCGAGGTCATGGCGGTCAGACGTTCAGCTGTCCATCGGCTTCCGTCTGCGGGTCGTTGTTGGGGGTGTGGTCGATGTCTCCGATCTCCTCAACCTCGGCCACGTCCAACACCTCTTCGTCCGAAGCGAGCGCCGCAGCCAACTGGGTGGACGACGGCAACCACCGCTTCATGTCCAACACCACCGACTTCAACGCTGCGGCGTCGTAGCTGGTGGCCCACATGCCGCCCTGCTTCACCTTCGAGAACTGGCGGTGGTACTCGACGCCCTGCCGGTCAAGGATGTGGATCTGGATCGCACCGTCAGGGTAGATCGCCCGCACATACCATGCGTAGGCGTCGCCGCCACGGTCCATGCCGCGCGCGACGGCGGGCCGGTGCACGAGCGGTTCCGCTTTTCCGTAGTCGACGTCGAACTCGTCGTTCGGGTAGACGGGGCGGCCGTCGAACCGGAGTCCGGGGACGGCGCGGCGGGCGAGTTCCATGATGCCGCCGTAGCCGATCTGGAACTGGGCCTCTTGGCCGTATGGGATGATCCATGCGAGGTTGCGCACGTCGTTCGGGGCGAGCCCCAACTGGGCGCAGCGGAGCGCGGCGCCGAGCACGGTTTCGGGCTTGCAGCGGAACAGGGCCGGGGTGGTGCGGCAGGCGTTGGCGATCTGGGCGGCGAACGTGGCCTCCGAAACGCCGGTGCCGGCGAGCAGTTTGGTGAACACGGGGCGGTAGGTGTCGAGGCTGCGTTTGATGGCTTGTTGCGGGGTGAGTTCGGCGGGACGGTTTTCGGCGGCTTTGGTGATGTTCCCCATGTCAGTTCTCCTTGGTGGGCTTCAGCCGCAGCACGCGGCTGACGGTGATGGTCTTGTAGCGGGCGAGGGTCGGATCGTCAGTGAGCGCGGCGGCATGGTCGAACCCGTTGCGTTCCTGCGGTTTCCAGGTGGCGATCACGCGCGGCCGGTTCTTGGCGTCGTGGCCGCAGGTGAGTGTGGAGTGGTCGGCGATCGCGGCCTTCACCCGGTTCTCGAGTTCGGTGATCTTGGCGTCGAGGTTACGGGCTTCGGCTTTGCGGGCGCCGAGGAGCGCGACGGTGGCGGCGAGTTGGTCGTCGGCTTCGATGGTGGTGTCGGTGGGGTTGGGCCAGGCGTTGTTGAGGGCTTCGCTGGTGGCCGGGTGGGCGTCTACGGCGGGTGGGGTGCCGGTGAGGACGTGGTCGTGCCAGAAGGTGGTGGCGGCCTGGTGGAGGTAGGCGATGTCGGTGTCGTCGCGTTCGATGCAGTGGACGGTGAAGGGGTCGCCGGTGAGGGTGCGGTGGTAGCAGGCGATCCACCAGCGGGGTTGTCCGGTGACGAACATGGACCATTGGGCCTGGGCTTGGTATGCGAGGGGTGGGCCGTCGGGCCATGTTTCGCGGGCGGTTTTGATTTCGAGTCCACCGAGCACGCCGTCGATGTCGGCGACGAATCCGTCGGCGGTGGCGAGCGCCCACTGATGTTCGGGGTGGGTGCATCGGGTCTGTACACCGATGACGCGGAGGGCGTGTTTGTCGGCGAACCAGTTCGCGACCATCGGTTCGGCGTAGCGGCCGAACTCCATGTCGGTACTGTCCGTGTCGTCAACGGTCGGGGCGACTTTGGAGATCCAGACAGACCATGGGGAGCCGTAGGCGCCTTCGACGGCGGCGATGGCGGCGATGTCGGATGCGCCGATACCTCCACGTCGCCATTCCAACCAGTCGGCACGGTCAAAGGTCATGCGCTGCTGCTCGGTGAGGTCGATGGGGTGGCCGATGCGGGCGGCGCCGCGGGCGCGGCGCAACTGGTCGCGTTCTGCCTCCATCTCGCGGCGGCTTACCTCGCCATGCGCGTAGCGGCGCATCAGCCCACCCAACGCGAGGGCGTACTCCCCGTCGGTCATGCTTCGTCCTTCGGGGTGTGGCGGGTGAACTGTCCGTGGCGACGCACCGCTACAGGATCACGCCTGCGGGCAAGCTCGCCGGGGGTGATCGTGTGCCGCATGTCCGGGGTCAGGTTGCGCCCGGTTTCGGTCGCCAACAGCTCGGCCCGCCGCGCAGCGATCAACGCATCCACGTTCACGCCGCCACCACGTCGTCGTCGTGCACGTCGAACAAGGTCGGCATCGACGCCTTGCGCTCAGCGATCTGGCAATACCGGACACCATCAGCCCAGTAGACCGGGTTCAGTTCGCACGCCTTCCCCCGCCGGCCGGCTTTCAACGCCCGGTAGACGGTCGTCGCGAGACCGCCGAACGGGTCGAAGATCAGTTCGCCGGGCTGCGAATAGCGTCCGATCAGCCGGTCCACAATGTCATGCTGGAGCGGGCAGATGTGCGCCTCCTTGCCGGCTGCGGCCTGGGCGGTGTTGCCGGTGTCCATCCGGTTCACGTCGTGCCACACGTCCGGGTGATGCGAGCCAGGGGCGAGCATCATGAACGTCGACGGCAACGCCCCCTTGGCTGCCAGGGCGTCGCCGAGCGCCAGGTGCGCCTCGAAGTCGTAGGTGGTGGCGATCGAATGCTCGGTGAACAGGTGCACGATCTGCTTCGGGGTGAGCGAGAGCAGTTCGTCAGGGGTGAGGGGCCGGTCCCCCGATGAGCGCCAGAAGGCGTGGGCGTCTATCTGCCAGCGGGCAAGCGAATAGTCGGCCTTGTTCTTGCGCACCGGGGTGTCGGCGTAGCCGTGCTCGCGGTCGGTTTGCGGCTTGTGGAACAGCAGGATGTACTCGGGCATCCCGACGCCCATCTTCGACCCGTCCTTGCACATCTCGCTGTAGCCGAGCCGGTAGGTGGTGTTGTTCTCGCGCACGACGTCGGTGACGACGGTGACCATCCCGAGGTAGTCGAACCCGTGTCGGCGGTAGTGGTCGATGGCTTCGGCGTGGAACGGTTCGACGGTCGGCAGGCCGGTGCCGTGCTGGTTGCCGAACTTGATGCGGTCCTTGACGTGGCAGGCGAAGATGCGGCCGGGGGCGAGGATGCGTAGCAGCGACGGGGTGAGGTAGTTCATCTGCTGCCAGAAATGGGCGTTGTTGTCGGTGTGCCCGAAGTCGGCCATGTTGGCCGAGTATTCGTATTGGGTGCCGAACGGGATGGAGGAGAGGATCATGTCGACCGACCCGTCTGGCATGAGGGCGGTTTCCTTGACGGAATCGTTCAGGACGAACTCCCATCCTTCGCCGGATGCGACGACCCGGTCGACGCCGACAGCGCGGCGCAACGCCTCGGTGAGCGAGATGTGGTTCAACCCGTGTTCTTCGATCAGTGCGGTCATGGTGGCGGTCAGTTCCTCGTGTTGTGCCCACTTGGTCATGAGGGCGGTGTGGACGTGGCGTTCGCTGTCGGCGTGGATCAGGTGTGTGTGCACGGTGCGGGTCTGCCCGTACCGCTGCAACCGGTGGCAGGCTTGGATCAGGTCGTTGAACTTGAACGTGATGCCGACGAAGATCGCCTTGTTGCACTGCTGGAGGTTGACGCCTTGGCCGAGCATCACCGGCTTGCCGATCAGGGCGACCGTTTCTCGGTTGCGCCACTCGTTCAGTCGGCGTTCCGCTTCGTCGGGGTCGAGCGACCCATGCACCGAACTGAACGAGATCCCGGCATCAGTGAGTGCGTGTTCGATCGCGGCCTGCTCGTCGTTCAAATCGCACCACAAGACGATCTGATCGAGGTCACCGGTCTGCCGGTAGCCGTCGATGATGGCCATCATCTCGGCCAGGCGTAGCGGCAGGGTGCGCCGCTTCTCCCTCGATGCTTCGACCATCGACAGTTCCCCGCCGCGGAACATCTGCGCCTGCCCATCGCGGTCCACCGGGTTGCCGTCTCCGTGATCGACGATCACCTCGTGCCGGTGGAGTTCCATGTCTGGCTGTTCGTAGCCTTCGTCGGAGAACCCGAGGTCGGACGGGCGTTGCACGAACGCAGCCCATGTGGACAACCATAGCCAGAACTCGGCTTCCTTGTGCGGGTGCAGCTGGAGGTTGCCCGCCGACGTGGAGTCGCGCTTGAACCAGCGAGTGAGGGCCTGCCCGGTGTCCATGACACCCAAGAAGCCGGCGTAGTGGATCAGTTCCTTGTACCGGTTCGGGGAGGGTGTGGCGGTGGCGACGAATCGGTACGGCAGCGCCCCGAACATCTGGAGGAACGACTGGTAGGTCTTGGACCCGTACGATCGCAGGACGCTCGCTTCGTCGAGTGACACGGCGTCGAACAGGTTGGGGTCGAGGCGGCCGTCGCGCACCGATTCGTAGTTGGTGATGTAGATGCCAGGCCCGGCCACTTGTTCGGTGTGCCGGATGAACGTGAGGGGGGTGCCGAGCTTGTCGGCGTCGCGTGCGAACTCGCCGCGCACGCCGAGCGGGCACACGATCAGCGCACGCGAAAGCCCGGACTTGGCGAGGGTGAGCCGGAGCGTCTCGAGTTGCATGATCGTCTTGCCCAGGCCGAACTTGGCGAAGATGGCGCGCCGTCCGCCGGCGACTGCCCAGGTGACGATCGCTGCCTGGTGGCCGAGAAGGATGGGTGAGACTTCGTCGGGGGTGATGGGGAACCCGACCGCTGAGTCGAACTCGACCTTGTCGAGGACGAAACGGTCGTAGGCGTCGAGGTCGATGGTGGTCATGCTGCGGTGGTCTTTCGTTCGGCCTTGCGGCGGCGTTCGTACTGCTGGTGTGCGGTCTTGCAGGCTGCGCAGGGGGTTTCGTTGCGCCTCCTGTGTGCCTGGTGGCCGCTCTCGGTGCCGTGGTTGATCGGTTGTTCCCAGGGGAGTCGCCAGCGGCGCCGGTCTGCGGCCGGGAGGGCGGCGTGGCCGACGATGTAGTCGGCCGAGTGTTGTTGTTCGGCGCGCATCGTGGCGGCGAGGCAGTCGAGCCGGACGGGGCAGGACGGGCAGAGGTCGGGGATGTGGTCGGCGTTCTTCAAGCCAGCACACCGGGCGTTGTTGAGCCAGCCGGCGCGGGGTTTCCATCCGGCGTGGACGCGTAACGCCAGTGATTCGGCGAGGGTGCGTTCCCTGAGGGCGGCAACGACGGGGGTCACTGGTCGTCGTCTTTCGAGTAGTTGTCGGGGTGTGCCGCCTGGTGGTCGATCATGAGAGTGATGGCGCGTTCGCGTTCGATCCACGTCAACGGTTCCCACACGGTCATATGACTGATCGGGTCACGGCTGGGCCAGCCGTCGCAGGCGTGCGCCATCAACAGCCACGACGTGTCGAGGGCGGCGGCGGCACGCAACTCGTCAGGCCTCGCAGGCCACCCCTCATTGAGGGTGCCTGCGTTCAAGTCGCTAGCGGCGCGCACGAACATGGCGCGGAGCGCGTCCTGCATGAGGCTCATGCGGCACCCTCCAGAACGGTGCGACCGGCCGCGGTCAAACCCCAACGGATCGCCTTCGCCCCCGTATCAGTACGACCCCTGAAACCCGAATCGGTGACATAACCGAGCTGCTGCAGGTCGTGGCGCCGTTTCCCGGCCGACGTGCGCAACATCGGTGCCGGTATCCGGTCGCAGCCACGGGCGAGGACACCGGGCACCTTGACAGACAGGTCGTAGTCGGTTTGGGGGCCGTGTTCGAACAGGACGGTGAGGATCGCCCGGTAGATGTCGGCGTGCTGGTTGATGTTCCAGGCGGCCCGGTGGGCGGTGTCGGGGTCGTGTGTGCGGGCCTGGTGTGCGGGGTGTGGTACCGGTGCCGGGCTGCCTGTTAGGGCCGTGGGGCGACGGACAGGCGAGGTGTCCGTGCCAGGTACCGGCACCGGTACCAGCTGGGGGTGCCCGGAGTGCGTAACCGGCACCTCTGCCTCCGCGCCATCGCTGGTCGCGGACACTCCGGGCACGATGACGCCGGACGTGGGGGGCCGTCCGGCGGTGACTGGCTGCGGGGGCAGAACGGTCACGATCTGTAGGCACCACGGGCAGGGCTGTCCGATGACACCCATCCCGTGTGTGCAACGCACAAACTCGGCGGTCATCGCAGCCGCCTGACATCGGTCGACAGGGGTGCGGTACGAACATGCTGTGTCGGGATCGGCAACGCCCACGCCATCCGCCGAATCAACACCCCACCATGACGGGCCACATCAAGACCTGGGCAGGTGAGTCCGGCCGGGCCGATGATCCGGTACACGAAATGCGGGTCATGCCACAAAGCGAGCGTCGGCGCGCCCGCCTCAATATGCCCAAGAGCAGTCCAGTCCGACATCACGCGCCCGGCCTCGGCAACCCACCAGGCGGGCAATCATCCGCCGGAAGCGTCGATGGACGGTCAAGCCGTGAGCGGACCATCCTGCGCACCTTGGCGGCGAGGTCGGCGTGCGCCTGTGACCCGACCCGCAGACTGTTCCCCTGCCCGCGCTCGGCGAGCGCCTGGTGGATGAGGGACCATTCGAGCGGGGTGAGCGGCACGAACACCGTCTCCGGGGCCGGTTCCTGCTCATGGTCGTACATGGGCACGACCGGTTGCTGGCCGGTGTCACGAGGGCGACGACGCACGTTCGTCACGAGTTCGGACTGCACACCCGTCGGGTTGCTCGCCGCCGGCGTCAATCCACGACCGCCACGGATCAACATCAGATGCCCCATCACGCACCTGCCAGGGTGATGCCGGGCATGGCACGCTCGAGACGGCTGGTGTGGACGTGGAGCGCGGCCTGGGCGACGAGTTCGGCCATGCCTTCGTCGGCGAG